CGGCATTGCGCTGCGCCGTGTCCATCATGCTCATCGCCTGCATGACGTCCATGGCATATTTCCACTGGTCCTTATAATTCACATTGGAGATTCCGGTCAGCTCCGCGATCTTCTCGGAGTCTCCCGAGTTGATCTTGGTCACGATGTTGTTGATATCCTCCAGGGATGCGGAGGCCTCCTTTGCCGCGCCCGCATAGCGCTGGATGGTGTTCACGTCCGTTCCCCAGAACCCCGCCAGGTCCACCATGTTGTTGGATCTCGCCGCCAGGTCAACGATGCTCTCCCAGACCTGGCTCACCACCGCCTGGATCCGGTCCGTGATCCCAGTAAATGCGTTTTCAATGGCCCCGGCGATCGTCCCGCCGGCGCTCCCGATCTTCGCGAAGCTTTCCGCCAGGCTGTTGGCCGCCACCACGCTCTGCTGGGCGTTGTCCCCCAGCTTCTGCATGCTGTTCCCGGTGCTCTCCAGCCCGCTCCGCATGTTCGCCAGGGCGGTCCGGGCGTCGTTGAGCTTGACCTCCCAGCGGGCAATGGCCTCCTCGTTGTCGCCGTACTTCTCCCGGACCTCCTTGAGGGCCGCCTCATAGGTCCGGACCACCTTCTCCTGCTCCGCGATCTGCTTCTTAAGATTCTTGAGCCGGGTCTCGTTCTTCTGCTGCTCGGTGGCATTTTTCCCCAGCTCGGCGGTCTCCGCCTTCAGCTCGCTCCGCAGCACCTTCAGGTTCCGCTGGGCTTCCTTCAGCGCTGCGCTGTACTGTTTCTCGCCCTCCAGGACGATCTTCTGCTTGATATCGCCGGCCAACCTTCTCACCTCACAGCCCAAGTCTCTTTCCGATCTTCCCGCCCATCATCCGGACGTCGTATTTCATCCGGATCGTGTACATATCCCGGATGAACCCGGGATACATCCGCCGGGCGTCCTTCACTGAGATCCCGGCCACGAGCGCGTATCCGTAATACTCCCGGACCCGTGTCCCGCGCCGGTCCTTCAGTTTTTTGCCTCTACCTCCGCCAGGTAACAGTCATATACCTCATCGTCGGCCTCTTCGCCTTCGTTGGTCTCGCTCTTCATGCCTTCCTCCACTGCCGCCCGGATCGCCTGGCTGATCCCGTTCAGCGCCGTGGGCCGCAGCCGCAGCAGCTCCTTCCCGGTGACGGTTTCCTCCTTGCCCTCATAAGCCAGGGCGGCGTTGGCCAGGATCCGGAAGAGGGTCCGCACGGCCTTGCCGCTGTTGCCCTTGATCCTGTCAAACATCTCTTTCATGCCGCCGAACTCTTCCTCGATCTGTTCCATGGCGTACAGATCCATCCGGAGGCCGTATTCCCGGCCCTCAACTCTCAGCTTGATCATGCCCTTACTCCTTTTTACTCCTTTTCATGCAAAAAGACCCGGAGCGGGAACCCTCCCGCCCCGGATCATCATCAGGAAATGCCGGCCTTGGTGTTCAGCCAGGTCCGGGCCCCCGCCTCTGTGCTCTGCCGGGTGGTGGCGTAGAAAATGTTCTTCCCGCTCGCGGCCAGCTGTACGCTCACCGCGTTGCCGCTGACCGTGTTGGTCTGGAATTCCACGCTTTCTCCCTTGGTGGTCACGGAGTCGGAATCCTTGGAGAACTGCACCTTGTAGAACCAGTAGCCCTTATAGGTGACGGTCCCCTTGAACCTCTCTTTTTTAATAAAGCCGATGCCTACGAAGGGCGCCGCCTCATCCGTGACCTGCAGATCCGCGCCGGCGGTCTCGCTTTCCGGGACGTACCCGAGCAGCGCCTTCTCCAGGGCGTCGGTCATGTTGGCCAGCTCCAGGGAGAGAGTGGCCCCGGTCATGCTGTTTTCCTCGTCGATTTTGTGGTCATCCGCGTAGAACGGCACATCGTTCCGCTCCTCCGTGATGTCCGCTCTGATCATGTAGTCATCCAGCTTGACGCCGGTGCCGTACACCACGGCACTCCCCTCGCCGCCGGACGTATAGGGCGCATAGGTCAGCCCCTTGACGCCGATTTTTGCCATGTTCTCAACCTCCGTTGATTTCTTTCATGCACAGGTCAAACTGGTATTCCATGACGGACCGGATCCTCGGTTCGACCCGCTTTCTGATTTTCGGGAGAAAGTTGTCTTTCTTCCGCTTGCTCTTTCCGCTGAAGCGGTTATAGTAGCCGTTCACGATGATCTTCGCCTTCATCTCGTTGCTGACTCCCCGGGCGTCGTCGCCCTGTGGCGCCACCTCGATCCAGCTGCTGTCCACATCCTCATGGACCGTTCCTGGAGCCACCGACCTGCCCAGCTCTCCGCTCCGCCTGTGGCTTTGGTAGATGTAGTTCCGGGTCTCTTTCTCCACGACCTTGGCGCCGGCAATCAGGCACTTTTTCCGGATCTCCCGCACCGTCTTCAGGTCCAGGGCCTCCAGCCCTTCCCGGTGGAAATCCTCCACAACGAACCGCGCCACGGAAATCACCCCCGTACCAGAGGCCCGTATAACATCACGGTCCACTCCCAGCGGACCTTGCCGGTCTCGTAGTCGAATTCCCGGTTCACGCGGTGCACCAGGTCAAACAGGTCCTGATCCTCCAGTTCCTCCAGTTTCGCCTGGACCTTGTCGGGCCAGGTGTCGTCATCGTCGTCCACATAGGCGGCAACGGTCACGCCCCAGATGGTGTCGATCAGATGCCCGTCGGCCCAGAGCTGCTGATTGTCGCCATTAAGGGTAACCACCCCATAGACCTCCGGGGCCTTGTTCACCCAAGCGTCTTTCGCGAACTCAATGCCCTCCAGCTCGTTCAGCCTCTCCACCAGGGAGTCGATGGCGTTAATCTGTGCCACGCTCATCACTCCTCTCCACGGTGATCTCAATGCCGTCGTCTGCCGTCAGGTAGGTCCGCACCACCCGGAAAAGCTGCCCGTGATACCTCACAAGCCGCTCCTGCCTGTAATCCTCCGCCAGGGCCAGCGCGAAAACATACTCCGGCTGCACCCCGGCGTTGAGCGCGTTGTAAAACTCCGCCCGGCTCACGCTCTGCACGGTGCAGAAAACGGTCCGCTCCGTCCGGGTAACGGCCTCGTGCACCCCGTGCCCGCTTCGGGTCTCGGTGATCAGCCCGATCACATCCGCGTGCATCAATACAGATCACCGCCCTGGCTGTAGTTCGTGTAGCCGTCCGCGTGCATCAGCTGCGCCTTCTGCAGCTCGTAGCTCTCCGCCACCCGGGCATAATCGCCGGGGCTGCCGAAGTTCTTCCGGACGTAGGTGATGATCGCGCGCACAACCAGCGGATCCGTAAGCGTGGAGGCATCCGTCACCACGTCGTCGGCGTCAATCGCCAGCTCCACCGTCCCCGGCAGGATCACGCCGGCGGTCTCCAGGTCCCGCGCTCCGGCCATGATCAGCCGCGCGATTTCCCCGTCATACTCCGCGGCGGAAACCCTCAGCGCCTTCTTCGCCTCTGTCAGCACTTCTCTCACCTCGCTCATGTTCTTGCCACGCGTCCCACTGCTGCCAGTCGCAGATCATGTACCCCCGGTGCCCCAGCTGGATGGAAGGATCGGCCCAGAACTTAAAGCCCATGGCTGTCGCCCTCGCGCAGAAGCTCATATCTTCCCCGCACCGGTCCATCGGCGAGAACAATGCGTTGTATTTCTCCATGACCGGCTCAATCATCCGCGTCCGCATCAGGCACCCGCCGAATCCGCATGCTTCCACCTCAAAAAGGCGGTCCTTCGGATACTGCAGATACTGTTCCTGCTCCGCGGTCCCGTGAGTCTCCGTCCGCTTGAATTTCTCCCAGATCACAGGCTTATATGGCGGTTTCCGATAGTGGTAGATCCCGGTCACAAAGTCCCGGTCTCTCTGCATGTTGGCCATCAGCCGGATCATCAGGTCCTCGTCGAAAACCATGTCGCTGTCAAGCCACAGGATGAAATCGCATCCCGCGCCGACCGCTTTCCCGGCCAGCTTGTCCCTGGCGAAGTTCACCAGCGTCCCGACCTCAAATTCCACGATACAGTCGCCAACCCGGGCCATCTGCGCCAGGCTCCTGGCAAAGTACGCGTCCACCGTGTCCATGCACGGTACGGCAATCAATGTTTTCATGTCGCTGCCCCTTTGCCGCCCCTGCACAAAAAATCCCCCAGGCGGAGGGGCAGCCTGCCGCCTTGGGGGTATCGTCAGTCCGTCAGGCCATCGGGAGCTCTGGGCCCCGTTCGCCATGTCCGTCCATCCGATCAGGGTTTCTTTGCCGTCTTCTTCGCGGCCGGTTTCGCCTTCATCGCTTCCGCCTTTTCAGGCTTCGCGCCTTCAGCTTTCACGAGCTGTTTTTTGATCAGATCGGTGGCGCGGTCTTCCGGCACTTCGATCACGTCCCCGGTCCGGCGGCCGCAAAAGGCCGCCATGTCATAGAAGTCTTTCGTCACGATAACCTTCATCCCGCGTCACCTCCCGTTCAGCCCGCCGTAGTGGCGCTGGTCACGGAAATCTTCGCGAAGCTCTTGGGCGCGATCAGCTTGGATTCGTACCGGGCATAGCCGGAGTAGATGATCACGTGCTTGCTGATATCGCGGTCGGTTTCGACCATGACATCCTGAACCACGTTGCCGACCACATTCTTCGGATAGCCGATCAGCAGCACGTCATCGGACAGGCCGTCCTCCGCCTTCACGGGAGCGCCCAGCAGGCGGCCCTGGATGCCGGCAGTGGCGTCAGGCTGGAAGATCAGATGACCCTCTGTGTCTTCCAGGGTGGCCAGCCGGGTATAGATGGTCTTGTTCGTGCCGTACACGACCGCGTCACCGTTGGCGTTCTTCAGCGCGCCGAAAGCGGCAGCAACCTGGCCATAGGTCAGGGTGTTGTTCAGCGCGACGACGGTGTTGTCGGTGGTGTGGTAATCGGTCAGGATGCCGGCGATGGTGTCGCGGGCCATGGCAGCGCCCAGGCGGGACGCGATCTCATTGGTCAGGTAGGACTCCAGGGCATCAATGCTCATCTGCGCCATGGCGTAGGAGATCTTGACGGTCTTGGAGTAATCCCGGCCGTGAAGCGTCACGGTCATGAAGTTGTTGATTTCATCGTCGTTCGCGGCGTTCTCGCTCACGGCGGTGGCGTCGCCCTGGGCAATCGCGGTATGCACCGGGATGCTCAGATAGGTGTTGGTGCGGTACAGGGTGATATCACCCAGGATCGCGTGCTGCTCTTCAATCAGGCTCCAGATGTTGTTCAGCATCTCGGTAGGCACAAGCAGGCCCGCGCCGTGATTGTTCGCGGTGGTGTCGCCGGTGGTCGCCACATAGGCTTCCCGCTCTTCAGCGTTCAGCTCCATGCCCTTCAGGGACTTCAGGAACGCGCTCCTGTACTCAGGAGAAGAAACGTTGTAATTCATGGTTCTACCCTCCTCAATGATTCTCGTGCCCGTCATCCGGGCAGCTTCTGCGGCCGCCTGCGCTTCCTCAGCGGCGGCGGCTCTGCGGTTCTCAATCTCCGCCCTTACGGCCTCCATCTCAGTGATCCGGGCCTCCAGGGCGTCATTGTCCAGCGCGTCGCGGCGCTCCTCGCTGGTTTCGGCCATCAGCTCCTCCAGGCGTGCCTGCAGCTGTTCGCCGTTCATCTCGTTAAGGTTCATTGTCCTTAACCTCCTTGGTAAGATTCTCCAGCCGTTCCAGCAGCGCCCTCCGGCGCTCTGCTTCGGCCTGTGCAGCCCGATCCTCTTCCACCTGCCTCCTCGCGCTCTCCAGCGAGGCCCGCGCGCTGTCCAGCGGCTGGCCATCGGAAGCGGCCTGGATATCGGTCTGCTCATACGCCGGGAAGGCGACCGCGCTCACCTCGAAGACCTTCCGGATCCCGGCAATGGTCCGCTTCGGGTGGTCGGTGTCAATGTCCTCCCAGCTATCCTTATCCACCACAAACATAAAGGACATTCCGGACATGTCCCCACGCTTGACGGCAGAATAAAGGGCTCTCGCTTCCTGGTTGTTATCCGTGTCCAGGTCCACGCGGATCTCCATGCCCCGCTCGGTGACGGTCATCTGCATGGTGGAGTTCTCGTTGTTGTTCCGGCTCCGGGCCAGCGGGATCCCGCTGGTGTTATGGCCCACCAGGAACCGTACATCCTTCAGATCCGTATCCTTCAGCGCGTCCCGGCTGATGGTCTCCGTGTACCAGCCCATGTCCGTTTCCTGGTCGAAGACGATCGGCGTGCCGGTGATGTAGGTGCCGTGCTGCTCGTTCTGTTCCGCCCGGACCTCAAAATTAAAGGCCCGGAGCTCTCTCGCTTCCGTCATTTTTCTCCTCCGTTTCCGCTGCCGTCTCCATCATCATTTCCAGCAGCATCTCCAGATCCTCCGCTGTTGTTGTCCCCGTCAGCATTGGAATCGTCCTTTCCTTCGTCGACCATGTAATACTCCCCGCGGATCGGCGCGTGCTGCCCGGCCCCGTCGGGAAGCGGTTCATAGTTAAACAGGGCGCGGATCTCATCGATCATGAGCACGCCCCGGTCTCCCAGCTCTTTCGCCATGCTGATCTTGGAGCCCGTGGCCATGTACTGCAGCCGGTTGGCGGTGAATGTGATCCGGTTCCCGCTGTTCCGCTCCCGCTGGGTGAAGACCATCCGGGTCAGCGCCTCGCTGAGCTTGATCGCGAAGGGCTCAATGCAGCCATTAAAAAAGGCATCCAGCTCATCGCCGACCGCCCTGTTCTGGATGACCGATTCAGACACACCGAAGTAATTCAGCACGTTCTCCCGGATCAGCTTCATCTGTTCCGGGTCGACCTTGTAGCCCTCCTGGCGGATCTGCTGGATGTTGGAAAACTGGTTCCCGAACAGCAGCAGCCCACCGCTCCCGGACTGGAAATTGTTCTTATCGAACCGCTCCCGCTCCTTCCGGAGATCCTCGTCGAATGTTTTGGAAGTCAGCTGGGCCATGAACCGGAAAGTGGCGCTGTTCTTGACGCCCTCCTCGATTCCCTGGTTCACCATGGCCACCAGCTCCATGGTGGCGTTCAGCGGATTGTTGTTCTCCCCGAAAAAGTCGTCCTTGAGCTGGTGCTTCACCACAATCCCGACCCGGATCAGCGGGACGGTGCTTTTCTGTCCGCCCCAAAATGTGAACTTGAGCCGCGGAGCCTGCCCGGCGCCTACGATCTCACAGGAGCTCGGCAGCGCGGGGAAATACCCGGCCACCTCTCCCAGGTCGTCCAGGATCGGCACCACGAAAAGGTTGTTTTCCGTCTCGTAGATGTTACTGCACCGCTCGACGAACTGCGCCCAGGTCATCCAGGGATTTGGTGCTGTTTTCGTCATCGTCCACAGCTTCGGCCTGGCGGAGCCATCCATGTGATACTGGAGCTTCGCCGCGTGCCGGGCCTTGGCGTCAATCGCCGCGCGCACAAGCTCGCTTTCATAGATCCGGCCGCCCCAGCTGCGCCAGGCGGGCTGGTATGCGGTCAGCGTCTGGTAGCTGGTTTCCTGCCCAGCCGCAGGCCGCCGGCGACCGAAGATCGCCTCAAAAAGTCCCATTTTAGTCACCTCGCATTGCTCAACTGGCCGGCCAGTTCCTCATAATAGTTATGCCGCATACAGATTGCGTCCGACAGCGCCGCCATGCCGTCGATGTGCGCTTTACTCGACAGCTTCACCAGGCGCCTCCGGTTTGTCCCTTCCTCAAATTTAAGGGCCGCATCCAGCATATGGATCTTCATCAGGTCGTTGTCGTTGGCACACCGGAGCCGCCCGTCCTTGATCATGCCCTCCATGTCGATCAGCACGCCGGTGAGGTTGCTCCCCTGGCTGACCGATTCCATGGTGTAGCCGTCGGCCTCCATGTCCTGGACAAGATAGGCCGCGCTGTAGCGGTCATAGCCCACCCGCAGCGGCAGGATCTCGTATTCCTTCTCCAGCATCCGGAACCAGTCATGAACTGCATGATAGTCCACCGTGTTCTCCCCGCAGACTGTCAGCAGCCCCCGCTGCCGGTAGATGTCATAGGGCAGCCCGTCCCGGGTGGTGGCTTCCTCCACCTTGTTCTCCGGCATAAAAAACTGGGTGAAGAACCAGCTCACCCCGTCCTTTTCGATCACGACCACCGCCGCCGTCAAGTCCACCGCCAGCGACAGGTCGATCCCGCCCAAAGCGTAACTGTGACGGAAATCCTCATAGGTCTTATTCTCTCCGAAGCATTTCCGGACATCGTTGACATTCAGCCAGGCCTGGGAAGAGTTCTGCTTGATGCAGGCAAACTTGGTCAGGAACTCCGCTTTATTCGCTAAGGTCTCCTCGGCCTTGGCGATCTCCTCCAGGATGTAGGAGGCGGAGACGCTCACCCCCAGGTTGGGGATGCTCTTCCGCAGCTCGCTCAGATCATTCCAATGGTCCACGTCATCAATCTGATACAAAAACGGCAGCAGCCGCTTTTCCCGGCTGTTCCCCTGGAGAAATCCGGTGGACCGCCGGAAGAGCTCGTCGTAGATCCCCTCATTGATATAGTTGGCCGTGGTGATGCTCAGGATCATCGGCTGCTCCCGGGATCCCAGGGCGGAGGTCATGACAGCGTATTGCTTTATCCCCTGTTCGCCCACCCACGCGGCCACCTCATCGCATACGGTCAGGTGCGGGTTAAAACCGTCGCTCTTCTTCTCGGAAAACGGCACCTTTTTAATTGAGGTGTTGGTGCTCTCAATGTAGATATCCATCTTCCGCTTCTTGGTGTTCTTC